CCTTCATCATTGGATGCCCACAACATAATATTCCATGTGGCCCAATTGGTGTATCCGTTGTAGCCTTTCATGCTTCGGAATCAATGTAATCAGCGACATCACCACCCAACTGCGTCAATGCGTTAAGTTGCTCAATGGCATCATTCATTTCTTTCTCGTGGTAGTTCATGGCCCACTTCAAGCTGTCAATCAGCTTTTTCATTGAATCGTTCATTTTGTGCGTTTGTTTCATGGTGCAATCTACGGAGGAATTGCATATCTCAGCTGTTTCTAAAATATTTTTTTAGTTGTCAAGTTTGTCCGTACATTGCGACAACAAACAAACAGACATGAAGATTGAAGTAAAAGGACAACAATTTGAAGTGACGATCCAACGCGGTTATGGGTTGACGTGCGCTTCATGCCAAGTAAATGGCGAACGCATTTCCACAGGTGATCTACACGGCGACACGGCGGCAATGACAGGCATCCGAAACCTGATCGAAGGTGCGATGGCTCGACAATTGGAACCGCTTGACTTGGACACAATGTTTCAAATCAATTGCATCGACTGATGAAAGATTCAAGACTTTCCTACAGCGCGTTGAAGGCGTTTGCCAAATCGCCCAACCATTTCATTTATTACAAAACCAAGCCACAACCGGACGCGCAACACTTTGCGTTCGGTCGTGCCACTCACGGGTACATTTTGGAACGTGACAAGTTCGAAGATCAATTCTTGATCATGCCCAAAGTTGATCGTCGCACCAAAGCCGGAAAAGAACAATACGCGGAATTGATGTCCAATGCAGGAGAACGGCAATTGGTTGACGAATCGGACATGGCGACCATTCAAGCTATGACGTATGCCGTAAACGAATCCGGCAACGCGATGCAATTGCTTTCCAATACACAGCGCGAATTGCACAAGGAAGGCGACATTCAAGGCGTTCCTTTTCATGGGTACGCGGATGCGGTCAATGATCAATACGCGATCGACCTCAAAACGTGTCGCGATGCATCACCGGGTGCTTTTATGCGTGACGCTCACAACCTCGACTACCATTTGCAAGCGGCAGTATATCGGGCGCTGTTCAATGTCGATCGGTTCTATTGGATCGCAGTTGAAAAGGAAGCACCTCACAATGTGTCGGTATATATGCAAAGCGCAGACGCGGCACAGAAGTCGGATCACTATTTGTCTCAATTGATCAAAAAATGGAACGCATGGGATGGAAACCCACAAGCATACAGCGACGACATCCTGACTTTGGATCTTCCAAGATGGGCGTAAAATCGACCGCATACCCGCCCGGAAAGAAGTTGTCCTTTAATGAATGGCAAAAATACCTTCAAGAACAGAGGGAAAGTTTAAGGAAGCTGCATCGTGGGTTTTAACTTGCACCAAACAAACAGAACATGACAAGAGCACAAATAGCGGCATTCATAGAATGCTCGATCAGCGGTAAACGCAGAACACAACGACACAAAGTCTACCACGCCATCGCGGAACTCGGCGCGGATACATTGGACAAGATCCAACCCATTTATGCCCCAATGAAAATGGCAAGCGTAGCGGGCAGGTTGTCAGAATTGCTTGACCTTGGGTTGATCAAGGAAAGACGCAATGATCCGGGACATTTTGAAACGTGTTTGACTTGGCCCGAAGTCCAACAGCAAAAAGACAAGCGTGATCGGGAGCGATACGAGAAATGGAAGCACCTTGGCGAAAAGGAAGGCTATTTTTCCTATATGTACGCCGACCTCAATCCATCTGCTGTGGCTCAAAACATGGTCAAAGCATCTTTGTCATGAGTTACACCAACAAAGAATATCAAGCGATCATTGACAACGTGGCGACATATCGCAAGCAAGCCAAGATCGAGCATTTCAGGAAGAACCCGGCCACGGGTGAAGTCGAATTGCACGAAATCGAAATGTCTTCCCGATTGGAAGGTAAATTGGACGGCATCATCCAAAGTCTTAGAACAAATCAAATCCTCAATGACGACGAAGAAGACCCAATCGTTGGTTCTGCTTGAACGCAACCCACGGACGATCAGCGACGAAAAATTTTCCAAGCTGAAATACAGCATCAGCAACTTTCCGGAGATGTTGAAAGCAAGACCCATCGTGATCAATCAACGCATGGAGGTTCTTGGCGGAAATATGCGCGTTCGAGCAGCACGTGAATTGGGCATTGAAGAATTGCCGTGCATTCAGGTTGATTGGACGGAAGAACGGCAGAAGCAATTTATCATAAAAGACAACGTAGGCTTTGGCGATTGGGATTGGGACATTCTTGCCAATGAATGGGACGAGGCGGAAATAGCGTCGTGGGGCCTTGACGTATGGCAACCGGAAGAAGATGCGGTCAAAGAACTTCAAGAGGAAGAATACAACTTTGGTGAGAATTGGTATCTGTCGATCGAGCTTGCCGACGAAAAGCAAACCAATGAATGGTACAATAAATTGATGGCTGAAGGATTAAAGGTCAAAATCGTCCAATGAAAGAAAATAGCTATCACGTAAGGTTGGAAAGCCCCATTCCCAATTCCTTTCGAACAAAAATGGCTTGCGATTCTTTGGACATCGATATTGCCAAGAAGAGCGTTCATGAATTGAACATTGAGAACATTGACCTGCCGGAAGATTGGTCGATCGGAATAATTTTGGGCGCAAGCGGGTCAGGCAAAACGACATTGGCAAAGCACATCTTTGGCGAAGATTGCTTTCAATTGGATGTGGACGAAGCGTTGCCGATCATTGATTCCTTGCCGTCGGATCTATCCTACGATGAATGCGCCACGATGCTTTCGGGAATTGGTCTGACTTCTGTGCCGTGTTGGGTGCGACCCATGTACACTTTGAGCAATGGGCAAAAGGCAAGAGCCGAAGCGGTCCTTCAAATGTGCAAGGACAAAATTTCTGTGATCGACGAATGGACGAGCGTGGTGGATAGGCAAGTCGGCAAGATCATGAGTCATTGCCTTCAGAAGTACGCACGGAAGAACAAGAAACAGATCGTGGTTTGTTCTTGCCATTACGACATTGTGGAATGGTTGTCGCCGGATTGGGTCATTGATTGCAACGATCAGGTCTTTCGAGGCCATCAAAAAAAAAACGAGAAGAACTTCAGTTCGACATTCGACCCATTGGAACCAAGTCTTGGAGATATTTTAGCAAGTATCACTATTTAAGCGAAAAACTGCCCGGCGGAAAATTGTATTGCTATGGGTTGTTTGACGGCACAAAGCAGATTGGATTTCAATGCTTTGCTAATTACGTTCCAACTCGAAAAGGCAAAACGCCTATTTTCCATTCGAATCGAGTTGTAATCCATCCTGACTATCAAGGATTTGGATTGGGTATTAAGATGACCAATGCTTGTAGCGCACAGCTAAAAAAAGAACATGGTTACAGGATCATGGCAAAATTTTCCGCTGTGCCTATGTACAAAGCAAGAATGGGCGACTCAAAATGGAAATTGGTCAAAGTNGTTCGAACGATGGGCAAAATTGTAGTTGGTGGAAATATGGCACGGGGCAAGAANAAAGACTCGGGATTCCGTGAAGGTGGCATTCGCTGTTGGTCATTTGAGTATCAGGAATAATGGACAAGATGGACACACAAAAAAAGGAAATGCTTGAAGCTTTGGAACGCAGCTTGGGCATTGTGAGCACCGCTTGTTCTGCGATTGGAATAGCAAGGCAGACGCACTACAATTGGATCAAGAAAGATGAAGATTACAGGGTGTCGGTAACAGCGTTGGAAGATCGAACCATTGATTTTGCAGAATCACATCTCCACAAGTTGATCAAAGACGGAAACCCGGCGGCGACCATTTTCTTTTTGAAAACCAAAGGAAAAAGGCGTGGGTACGTTGAACGACAAGAGATAGAAGTTCAAGAAAAGAAGCCATTGTCGTGGTTCAATGATTAAACTCGCCAAGACATACTACCATGTCCGCGAGGGTAAAAGCAAGATCCAAGTTCATCAAGGCGGAACGCGATCGGGAAAGACGTATTCCATTTTGACGGCGTTGATTGAATTTTGCCACATGAACCAAGGGCAGGTGATCACGATAGCCCGTAAGACGTACCCTGCGCTCCGTGCCACAGCGATGAGGGACTTCTTCGAAATATTGAGCAACGAGAACGCCTACAATCCCGATAACCACAACAAATCGGAGGGAACGTATCGTCTATGGGGCAACATGGTTGAATTCATTTCGGTTGACAACGCACAAAAAGTGAGAGGCCGGAAACGAGATGTTCTTTTTGTAAATGAAGCCAACGAACTTAACCTTGAAGATTGGAGGCAATTGCTTTTGCGTACCACGGGAAAGATCCTGATCGATTACAATCCTTCGGATGAATTTCATTGGATCTATGAACACGTATTGGAGCGGGAAGATGTAGAGTTTTACCAAACCACATACCTTGACAATCCATTCTTGGAGCAATCGGTAATTGACGAAATCGAACGGCTTAAAGAAGTCGATGAGAACTATTGGCGCGTGTACGGATTGGGAGAACGGGGGCAGAATCGAGCAACCATTTTCTCGCATCACAAGACGACTGAAAAAATCCCACCTGAATACAAGTTGCACAATTATGGAATGGATTTCGGATACACCAACGACCCCACAGCAGTCGTCGCCATCTACACAGACGGCCACGGATACCTCGTCGATGAGGTCTGTTACTCCACAGGAATGTCAAATGCAGATATTTCTCGCTTGCTCGAATCTCGAACGGAAGGTAGACCACCTATTATCGCTGATTCCGCCGAACCCAAAAGCATAGCGGAAATTCACAGCTATGGGTTGAACGTTCACCCATGCCGAAAAGGAGCAGACAGCATTCGATCGGGCATCCAATTTCTTCAAAGTCGCCCGTTGATGGTGACAGAGCGAAGCGTCAACGTGCTAAAAGAACTGCGCAACTACAAATGGCGAGAAGACCGGAATGGTCACATGATCAACGAGCCGGTGGACGCATTCAACCACGCAATTGATGCGATCCGATACGCAGTCACTTTCAATCAATCTCGACCCAATTTTGGCGAATACACCTTGGGGTAAGTCGTCAAACAATCATCCAAACCAAGTCAAACAGATATGAAGTTGAGTCTTCCGGCCCAATACAATGATCTGACAATTTCAGATCTAATCACCCTTCACACATCTTCCGACCCGGTTGAATGGATGATGGTTTGCGGCAACGTGGACAGGGAATATGTGAATTCCATGCCAAAAATCCTTTTTGATCGATCCAAGGAACACCTTGCAAAAATCAGAGAAGAAGAGGTTCCAATTCACCCCATGACGATCACCCACAACGGCGTGGAATATGGGTTTATCCCATCGTGGACGGAATTCACGACCGGAGAATGGATCGACCTCGAAATGTGGGTGGAGGATTTTTGGGTCAATGCAGACAAAATAATGGCTCTGCTTTATCGACCGATCAACCAAAAATTTGGCAGTCGGTACACCATTGAGGACTACACAGCGAAGGAAGATCGAACGCTATTCCATGACGCTTCAGCTTCATTTTTCGCAGGTGCGATGCTTTTTTTTTGGACTTCAAGAAACAAACTCTTGAAAGATTCTCGTCAATCGCTTCAGACGATAGCGGCGGAGGCGATGAGGTCAGTCAAAAATGGGGATGGTATGATTACCTATTCCAACTTGCAGAAGGAGACATCCTCAAAATGGATGAAATCACGCGCCGCCCAATTGAAGTCATTCTTCAGCACTTCGCATATTTAAGAGACGTTTCCAATACTCGCCGCCATGATCACGTTTAACTACATCTTGGAACGCTACAAGCAGTTTGCCGAGAATCATTATTTCTTAAAATCCTTTTCGCACGGGTCGCCTTCGGATGTAGATCTTGACAAGTTCACCGAATTCCCATTGATGCACGTTGTGTATACAGGATCGGCATATGAGGAAGGGGCGAAGATCTACAATTGTGAGGTTTACATTTTGGATATGTCGCCCACGTCATTGGACAAAGTGGGAGAACAATCGCAGGTGGTCAGCGACAGCGAACAATGTTGTGAAGACATCATCGCCGACCTCAATGCAGGGTTCAACATCTTTGACTTTCAATGCGTATTGAGAACGGCGGCGATCGTTCCCTTGGAAGAAACAACCAAGAATGTATTGTGTGGTGCAATGATGGATATTTCCATTGCGGTAGATTGGGACAACTCCGCTTGTTTTGCCCCGATCGACGGCGTGGGACCGGGTACGGACATAATCAATTACCAACGCCGTGGGGTTTTGCGTATGTCAACGCTCGACCTCAATCCGGACGTGCTGTCGGTCCGAACCATTTTTGTTCCGAATGGAACTCTTGTTGATGACGGAAATGGGCAAGTGACTTTGGACGTGGCGGGTGGATCGGGATCGGTGACAAGTGTGGGCGTTTCGATGCCGGCTGCTTTTAGCGTGTCAAATTCTCCCATTACGGACGCGGGCACAATCGCAATCACAGGAGCAGGTACTTCGAGCCAATTCATTGACGGAACAGGCAACCTTCAGGTGGTCGCCCCGTCAGATGTCACAAGCGTAAACACCAAAACGGGCGCGGTTGTATTGTACGCCACGGACATTGCCATGAGCAACGTCTTGGCACAAACCATTTCAGGCAAGTTCGCAAGCGTGGACGGAAGCATAGTTGACATTCTAGACATCCTCAAAGGATCGGCGGGATCTTTGTTGGGTGTGTTCCAAGATCCAACAGACGCAACAAAACCAAATCTTCAGGTAGAAAGCACACGGGCAATTTTGAGAGGTGGATCAGCAACGTTGATCAAAGCAGAACAAACAAGCCCCGGCACTTTGACTTTTGCAGTGGCGGCAGGAGCAAGCGACACAGAAACAACCGGACTCCAAATCGCAGGACAGGCAAATGGAAATGTGATCACTCAATTTCCGTTGGAGGTTCGTTTTGCAGGTCCATCCGTGACTTTCAGCAATGGATCTGGAAATGTAAGTTTTAGCGGTTCCACAACAGGAATCGACTACAATGATTTGGACAATAAGCCGACGATCCCGTCCGTCCCCGTGGATTCAGTAAATGGGCAGACCGGAGTTGTGGTTTTGGACACGGGTGACATTTCCGAAAATGGAAACCTGTATTTCACGGACGCAAGGGTTTCTGCCAATTCATCGGTTGTGGCAAACACCGCCAAAGTCGGTATTACGACAGGTCAAGCATCCGCGATCGTTGCGAACACGGCAAAGGTGGGAATTACGCCTACCCAAGCATCTGAGATAACTGCAAATACCGCAAAAGTTGGAATCACTTCAACACAAGCCGCGGACATCGTAACCAACACAGCAAAGGTTGGTATCACGACCCAACAGGCAAGCGACATAACCACAAACAACGCGAAGGTTGGCATCACAGCGGCTCAAGCAAATGAAATAACGGCGAACACAGCCAAAGTCAGTAACGTTCAATCCGATTGGAACGCTTCATCAGGATTGGCTGTCATTCTTAACAAGCCCACGCTTACCGCAGGAACAGTTACAAGCGTGGACATTACGGCAGGATCGTCTTTGACATCAACGGGTGGACCCATTACGACTTCGGGAAGCATCACCGTTGGCGTTGCAAATGGTGGAATTGATACAGCTCAAATTGCAGACGACGCGATCACAACCGACAAAATTTTGGATGAGCAGGTAACCACCGACAAACTTGCTTTGAATTCTGTGGGAGAAGATCAATTGATTGACACTTCCGTATCTGCCGGAGCATACACGTCGGCAAATATTACGGTAGATGCGCAGGGCAGAATCACTGCCGCCGCAAACGGGTCAGGTGGTGGAGGTGGTGTAAGCGTCACCAATCAAGCGGACAATCGAATAATTACCGCAACATCCGTAACCGATACTCTAACAGGAGAATCTCAATTGACTTTTGACGGAACGTCTTTGGT